GGCGGCATCTCGCTGCTCAATGACCAATGAACCGATTGTTTGTGAAATTTCAAAAGAAGACGCAGCAAGCCTTATACAGAAAGGCGTTGAGTGCTTTGTCTGGAGAGAGTGACTTACCAAACACTTCTACACTTGAGTTTCTGAGAGAAGATGGATTAAGTTGGTTTACCCCGCCTATTAGAGATTCTAGTGGAGCCGTTTGGCAGAGTGGTGGTTTCTCTGATGCTGCCCTTGGTTTAATCAAAGCTCTAAACGGACTTGAGATACCAGTACTGTACAACAATGAGACTCCTAAATACCATGTAAACTTCTGCCCACCAGAATACTTTCAATATAGAAATAAATGTAATATAGGGTATGCCCCTTGGGAGTTTACTAAGCTTCCTGAGCGTAAAGTAGACAACTTAAACCGTTGTGATTATGTTTGGGCTACTTCAGACTTTGTAAAAGATGTTTATATAAAAAATGGAGTATTAAGAGATATTGAAGTTCTTCCTCATGGTCTTTCCAGAGATTTAGATTTGATCAGTAGAGAGGTTAACGGTAACTTTACCTTCTTGCTTGATAACGGCGGAGACTTGTTCCTCGAGACTGTCTACAAGACTGTTGAGGCGTTCCTGTCCTCAGGATTTGATAAAAATGTAAAGCTTGTCGTTAAGACGACTAGACCTCTAGATGTTGAGGTTAATAGCGATCAGGTTCTTTATGTAAGTAACTTCCTTCCAGAACATACCTACAGAGAACTGTTCTATAAGTCACATGTCCTAATTTATCCAAGCAATGGAGAGGGGTTTGGGTTGATCCCTTTTCAGGCGCTCTCTACAGGGATGCCTTCAATAGCGACACACCTGACTGGATGCAGCCAGTACAAGGAACACACTATTGAGTGGCCGCATCTTTGGGAGCCAGCCGCCCCTGTTCTTCCTGACGGGTCCCTTTTGTATGACGAAAATCTTGGCGACTGGATTGTTCCTGACTATGAGTCTCTCCCTGAAATTCTTAGAGATGTTTACGAAAATTACCACGAACACAAGGTGCGCGCTTTTAAATCTGCAAAAATTTTACGAGCAAGTGAGGATTGGGGCAACATCGCCGATAGGCTCGTGGTTCTAATCGACTCCATAGAGAAAAGTTAAAATTGTCAATTTCTCGTGGTGGCTCTTGAGCTGTCCGTATGGTATATTAGAACACTATCCTATTCAAGAGGACCGACCCGTAGGAGGGAATCATGGCCATAAGTACAGACGTTGACATTGAGAAGACAGAGAATTTAGACAAAAAGGATTGCGATTTTAAAATAACGTATCCAAGTCTTTTCAAAGGCAACGAAGTACAGGGCTATAAAATATTCTTAGACAGGTATACACTCAAGGGTGAAAAAGGAGACCTGTCGTATGGGGACTTGGTTTTGGCGATCATCAATAAAGATATTAAGTGGCCGCAAAAAGAGATAGGATTTATCATCTCTGTTGACGGAGAAAGCAAGACTGCAGGAGTCCGTCTTGACGACGGCACTGAGGTTGAGGTCCATTGGGATCTCGTATCAAAGCCACTCGAAACTACCCCCGAGGAGGTATCCCGTCGTGTATCGTGCGCTCTGGCAGAGAGCGAGAGTTCTCATATGCGAGCAAAGATCGCTGGAGACTTTGAGGGGATACTGTTTGACTATTTCGTGCCGGGAGGTCGGATCCTCTCAGGCGCCGGTCAGAAAAGTCTAACTTTGCAAAACTGTTTCGTTCTGCCATCCCCAGACGATTCAAGGGGTGGTATTTTTGATAGCGTGAAACAGATGGCCGAGACTCATTCTCGAGGAGGAGGCGTAGGAGTTAACCTCTCAAGTCTTCGTCCAAGGTACTCAAAGGTCGTCGGCGTGAACGGGACCTCTAGTGGAGCGGTTTCTTGGGGTAAGATGTACAACCTCTCCACGGGGTTGATTGAACAAGGAGGGTCTCGCCGAGGAGCTACGATGCTGATGCTTGATGTTTGGCACCCAGACATTATGGAGTTCATAACTGCAAAGCACGAGGATGGAGAGTTTGAGAATTCAAACATGAGCGTGTGCATTACTGACGACTTTATGGACGCTTTGAAAAATGATAAGGACTGGAACCTTGTGTTCCCAGACACAACTGATCAGGAATACAATGTGTTTTGGGACGGGGATATTGCTAAATGGGTTGGGATCGGCAAAAAAGTTGACACCTATGCGACAGTAAAAGCCTCTGAGATATGGGACGCTATCATCTCGTCTTCTTGGGCGTCCGCCGAACCCGGCCTGCATTTTATTGACCGCTCGAATAAGATGAGTAACTCTTGGTACTTCTCTAGGCTTGTAGCGACGAATCCGTGCGGAGAGCAGCCTCTTGAGGCTTTCGGTGTATGTACCCTTGGAGCCCTCAACCTCGCGAAATTTGTGGACTCTGAAGGTGATGTCTTGTGGAACAAGATGAGAGAAGTGGTCGCTACAGCGACAAGAATGTTAGATAACGTCATAGACGAGAATGTGTATCATTTCACTGAAATCGCAGAAAGTCATCGATCCAACCGTCGTGTTGGTCTTGGAATAATGGGCCTTGCAGAGATGCTTGTAAGGCTAGGTATTCGTTATGGGTCCGAGGATGCTAGGGTATTTGTCGACAGTCTATTCCAGACGATCACTGAAGCGGCCTACGTTGCTTCAATTGATCTGGCAAAAGAAAAGGGAGCGTTCCCGAAGTTTGACGCAGAGAAGTACCTGCAGTCAGGATTTATGCGGGGGATGAGCGAGGATATCCGTGCTGGAGTTCGAGAGCACGGCATACGTAACGTATGTTTGATCACTGTTGCTCCTACTGGAACGACCGGAACAATGTTAGGAACAAGTACAGGAATTGAGCCCTACTTCGATTGGTCATACTCAAGGACGAGCCGTTTAGGCGTTCATGTTGAGACCGTGCCGGTTATAGAGGAGTTGGGGCTGAACATTAACGCTCTGCCCGAGTACTGCGTAACTGCAAATGATTTGTCGCCCAAAGATCACGTAGGGGTACAGGCGGCAGCACAGCGGTGGGTCGACTCTGCAATCAGCAAGACAACTAACTGTCCGTCTTCGTACACCGAGAAGGAAGCTTCCGACTTGTATATGATGGCCTACGACTTGGGATGCAAGGGTATCACTATCTATCGTGATGGGTCTAGAGATGTTCAGGTATTGAATTCGAGCAAAAGTGATGAGGAAGAAGAGCCGGAATCTTGCCGACTTGACGATCCCGACTGTATCACTTGCGCACTGTAGTTTATGGATAAATTAGAAGAAAGAGATTACATTTGCCACGAAACAGGTGAAATTGAGCGTATTGAATTCCAAAAAAACACAGTGCCTCCGGTTAGTTATCCCGGAGTTTCTGATTTTTGCGGAAAGATTGTTCAATTTGTACTTATTAACGACATAGATGTCGAATAATAGGTGCTTTTTTACATATTTTGTGGTAAAATCATATAATGAGTAGAACTTACGTAGACCATAAAGGACTTCTTGTCCCTGACGTTGTGTTTGGAGTGTGTGCTTGGCAATTGCCAGACGGCACTTTAATCAAAGACTCCGACGACAATCTTATGTGCGCTGAGGGGAATGTTGGTGACCCTAGAGTGGAGAGGCTGGTCGCTGAGGCTGCGAACTACTGGTCAGATGGAGCAGGGGGCAAAGTCCACTGGATCAACGGGGCAAGGAAAGTAAGTTCTGACGAGCGAGACGATCAGACTCAACGTCTTATTGACGGAGAAACTCCTGATCCATACGAAGATATCCTAGACCCCACTAAAAAAATGGGAGGTGCATAATGGTTGCTACAAGTTTTTATGAAGATGCAGACGACGGAATGAGCGAGATTGATGATCTTTCTTATGTCGGGTTCGATGTTGTGTCCAAATCTGACGACAAGTTTAAGAAGGTTAAGTTGTCAGGTCAGTCTCTAAAAATGAGACGCAAGGTTGGGAGACTCCAGAAGGGTGCAGAGTCTAAATCTGCAGGCAGCAAGTTTGCCGACCCTCAATCAATTGATGGGTATGCCCTGTTTGATGTGGTCGCTCCTCCTTACGACATGCACACTTTGGCTGAACTATATGAGCAAAGTTCTGTACACTACGCAGCCGTCAGTGCTCGAACAATGAACACTGTGGCTTTAGGGTACAGGTTTGACGACAGTAAAAAAACACAAAGCAAACTTGAACGAGCTCAGGGAAGCGATATCGCTCTAGATAAGATAAGGTCATCAACCGACAGGCAGAAACGCAAAGTTGAATCTTTGTTTGATGATTTCAATGAAAGCGAAACCTTTATTGAAACGATGATCAAGGTGTGGAGCGACTTTCTTACAGTCGGCAACGGCTACCTAGAGGTTGGCCGAACTAACGGAGGGACGATTGGCTACATCGGGCACATCCCTGCAACTTCTTTGCGGGTTCGACGTGGCCGAGACGGCTTTGTCCAACTATCGAATAATTCAAAACAGAACGCTGTCTTCTTCAGAAACTTTCAGGATTTAGAGACGAAGGATCCGATAAACACCGATCATTCACCTAATGAGATTATTCATTTTAAATCATACACACCAAATAATACTTATTATGGAGTCCCTCCCGCAGTTCCTGCTGCCGCAGCGATTGTTGGTGATAAGTTTGCTAAAGAATACAACATTGACTTTTTCGAAAACAAAGCGATACCCCGCTATGCTATCATTCTCAAAGGTGCAAAACTAAGTCAGCGATCAAAAGATCAGCTTGTCAACTACTTCCGTCAAGAAGTAAAAGGAAAGCATCACGGAACATTAATCATCCCCTTGCCTCCATCTATGGGCAGCGATTCTGATATTCGATTTGAAAAACTAGAGTCAGGAGTTCAAGACTCCTCGTTTGATAAGTTTAGAAAAGCAAACCGTGATGAGATCTTGGTGGCGAACAGGGTTCCTGCTCCAAAGGTTGGCGTTTATGACAATGCTAACTTGGCCGTGTCTCGTGACGCAGATAAGACATTTAAAACTCAAGTTGTCGGGCCGGATCAAGCAATCATTGAGAAGAGAATAAATAGAATACTTAAAGAGTTTACTTCCGCTGTCGTATTCAAGTTTGAGTCCATTGACCTCATCGATGACGATCTACAATCTCGTATTAACGATAGATACCTGCGCACAGAGGTGATCACTCCGAATGAAGTTCGAGAGTCAATCGGTAAGCCTCAGCGCTTTGGCGGAAACGAAGCTTTACCATTCCCGTCAAAGGTAAGGTTGGCACAGATTGAGGCAGATGGTTCAAATCCTGAGGGTGCTCCCGAAGGGAATGACAACGGTCAATCTGGAACCCCCGAGCGGGCAGGTGCGGATCGTGAAGGCAGGAAAACTCCTGCGTCTGTCACGGGAGAACGTAAAGAGCGTGGAGAAGTACAAAATGAATAATAAAGGAGGGACTTATGTCTTGGGTTAGTGAAGGTACAATGGTCTGGTCCACAAGTAGTGGAGTTGACAGCACCGACGGAATAAATGAGTTGAAGATCGGTGGCGATTGGGCTCCATCTAATGCTATTTTTCTGTACAATTCTCATGCAACAACTGGAGCGGTTATTAAATTAAACGATTCGATTGGTATGACAGTGTTAATCCCCGGCGGTGTCGGGAATTACATTAAGATCCCCGGCAACTACGATCAATTTGAAGTAGTTACTGCCGGTGTGACAGTTTATGCATTCACCACAGGGTGATTTGCGTTTTACTGTTTAAAATAGTAGTATAATAGGGTACAGGAGGTATACTATGCACAATGACACATTTAATGTGTCTTTTCCGATTGACATGATCAAGCGAGAAGAGCGCATTGTTACAGGTGTTGCTACCGCTGACAATATCGACAAGTCGGGAGACATTATCGAATTTGACGCTTCTATAAAAGCCTTTGAAGGCTGGAGAGGTAATATTCGAGAAATGCACGCTCCCGTTGCTGTTGGAAAGGCCGTAAGTTATGAACCAGTTAATTTGGTGATTGATGGCAAAATGTATAAGGGTATGCAGATCTCTGCGTACATCTCAAAGGGCGCTCAGTCCACTTGGGAGAAGGTTCTTGACGGAACCTTGGCTGCGTTTTCAGTGGGTGGTAGAGTTTTGGAACGGTCTTCGGACGAAGATCTTACCGAAGAGACAGGCAAGTCGATTAGTCGCATTACGAATTATGAACTTGGCGAAATTAGCCTAGTTGATAATCCAGCGAACCCGGCTGCTGTTGTTGAGTTGGTTAAGTCAAATGACGACGGTCAACTTTACTATGCTTTAGACAGAACAGATCATCAATCAGATGATGTAGATTTGCTAAAGAATGAAAATGGTGCTAATGTACTTAGCATGAATGACAATTCGGTTACAAATGATGTAGATGTTTTAGATGCTTTTTCTATTGAAGAAAAGGTGTCTCTTTTACGTCGTTTTGTTAACTGGCTTGCAAATGAAGAAGATGCCGATATCAATTCCGCATCTGATGACTTAGGGAAGACTGAAGAGTCTTCCGTTGAAGAATCCGAAGGAGAGATTGAAATGGATATTAATACCATGAAAGAAGCGTTCGGGACTGTCATTGAGGAAAAGCTCCCACTTATGAAGGAAGAGCTTATGTCGGACATTGTATCTTACATTGACGACAAAATCGAGACGGCCCAAAAGAGCGTCGAAGTTGAAGAAGCAGCAGCAGAAGAGGTTGTGGCTAAAGCCGAAGCCGAAGCTGAAGTTGAGTCTAAGACTGAAGAATTCGATAGTATGGTTGTTAAGTTTCGTGAGGAACTAGATGCAGCACTTGCTACCGTTGAAGAGCAGAAGAGCGCCCTATCAGAAGCTACGGCTAAGATAGAGCAAATTGAATCTTCTGGTGCAATTAAGAAGAGTGTCGAGAGCGATGAGAGTGTCGATGAAGAAGAAGCGGTTGTCAAAGAGGCGGAAACGTCTTTCTGGGGCAACTTCTACCTTCCAAACGATTTGATCAAATCTCTAGGCTACGATTCGTAAGTAAATAGGAGGAAAATGATATGACTACACAAGAAGAGATTCTTGCAAAAGCAAATGAGGTTACAACTAGCGTGGTCGGGAACGCAAGCGGTGGTATTTTAAAACCAGCGCAAGCTAACCGGTTCATCGACTTTGTTGTTGACCAGTCGGTACTCCTCCAGAACTCGCGTGTCGTGCGCATGCGTTCTGATCAAATGGAGATCGACAAACTTTCAGTTGGGAACCGACTGATGGCAAAGGCTACTGAAGCCTCTGATACTGGTTCTAATGCCGCTGTCACCTTTACGAAGGTGTCGCTCACAACGGTCAAGTTGCGGCTTGATTGGGAAGTCAGCACTGAGTCCCTTGAGGACAATATTGAGGGGGATTCTTTGGAAGACCATCTCGCACAAGTGATGGCTCGCCAAACCGCTAACGACCTTGACGATTTGATGCTTAATGGTGATACCACTAGTTCAAATACTTTGTTGAAAGCACTTGACGGCTTTATTAAACTTGGCAAAGCGAACGGTTATGTTCTTGACAACGCAGGTGGCAGCCCAATGTCCCGTGCAGTCTATGACCGTGCACTTCGTAAATTGCCTAGCAAATACTTGCAACGTCGACCGGATCTCCGGTTCTTCGCTGGCCCACAATTGGTGCAAGACACGATTTACCATCTCGGTGATCCTGCCTCGCAACAAGCGGGTACTGGTGGGGCTGCTGGCTCTCCAGTCAACTCAAACATTGGTGGCGATATGTTTAGTGGAGCAGGTGGCGCCAATGGCGGCGCAGGCGACACTGGCTTACGTCCATTTGGTATTCCGATCACTGAGGTACCCCTCATGCCGGAAGCGGAAGCAGGGGATTACAGTGGTGCCGCTGGCAACCACGGTTACTCAATCCTAACCTTCCCGCAAAACCATATCATCGGCATTCAACGTGAAATTACGGTATACCGTGAATTCCAACCGAAGAAAGATACCATTGAATACACGCAATTTATGCGGGTGGCCTCTAACATTGAGAACCCAGACGCATATGTAATTACGAAGAACATTAAACAACGCACTGCTTAATAGTTTGTAGGAGTTACAAAAAAGGGAAGGCAGTTCGCACTGTCTTCCCTTTTTCGTGTTGGTGTTTAAGCCTAACTGTGGTATCCTTTACTACATGAGTGAAGAAAAAGTTGTAACTTCGGAGTCCATCAAGGCCGCCGGAGACAATGAAAAAAAAGAAAACAAGACAGTTAAAAAGACTCCTGCTAAAAAGCCTGCGGCTAAAAAGACTTCTCAGGAGAAGTCTGATAGTGGAGAGATCTTGATTAAAATGATCCAAGGCCGGTCGTATAGTATATACGAATACGACTTCACCTTGGATCATCCTTACAAACGTATTCCAGAGGGCATTGCGCTAAATCTTTTAGCAACGGGTTCTTTTGAGCGTGGTAAGGACGAAGATCTAAAAGTTTTTTACGGAGAAAATTAGGAGGCAATAATGGCCGCAATAAGTAATTATTTAGAAAATGCGCTACTCGATCACGTTCTTCGGAACACTGCTCTGACTAGCCCTACAACGGTTTACTTGGCGCTATACACGTCAAGCCCTACAGATGCCGACTCTGGCACTGAGGTCTCTGGTGGATCATACTCGAGGCAGTCTGCTTCGTTTAGTGCAGCCGCCAGCGGAACCATCTCCAACAGTGCAGACATTTCATACACTTCCATGCCAGCCGCTACGGTTACGCATGTTGGTGTTCGTGATGCTGCTTCTGCTGGAAATCTACTTTTTCACGGAGCGCTAAGCTCTAGTAAATCTGTAGATGCAGGAGATACGTTTAAAATCGCCACTGGCGATCTTGACATTTCGCTTGACTAATAGGAGGGCGTAATGTCTTTAACAAGGAGAGAGTTTGTAGGTAGCGCGGTGGAAACGACCCTGTCTTCAGGGATCGCGCCCTCCGCTACATCTATAACTGTGGCTGATGGGTCTTCGTTCCCTGATGGCAGCAGTTTTCCTTTTGTTATCGTTATTGGGCGCGGAGTGTCTAGTGAAGAGAAAGTTCTTGTCTTGTCTCGGTCTGGAAACGTTATGACGGTAGCAACAAATGTTGCCGGAGTAGTTTCGGGCCGGGGCTTTGATGGGACAACAGGAGGCACGCACAGCACTGGAGATAAAGTCGCCCATGTGCTTGATGCCACCACAATGACTGATATGACACAGTCTACTTATGATACGCAAGTGATGGTTTGGATGGGGGTATCCTAGATGGCGCAGTTAACACCAAAAGTTCTTTATAGAGGGCAACCATCCACAGTCGCTGCATCTTTATATGCGGTAGCGAACACTAGTGGCTATTATTCTATTATTAAAAATATTATAATCTGCAACACTACAGGGACAGATGCGACAATCGACATTTATAGCGTTGCATCTGGCGGAACAGCTGCTGCCTCGAATCAGATATTTTCGGATCTAAATGTAAAAAGCAATGAAACGATAAGTATTGACTCATCCCTAGTTTTAGCACAGGACGAATCCCTACAGGGCGCTCAAGTCACCTCCAACGCAATCACTATGGTTGTGAGTGGTGTTGAGCATACGACGTAATGGCTATAAAGAGGCTCCCCGCCGGAGGGGACGCTGATCTCTCTGATTCCCCTCCTTTAGCTCCCTCGGACGGAGACTTGTGGTATGAAACAGACACAGGTCGCACTCTTATCTATTATGCGGATGGGACTTCTTCGCAGTGGGTTGAGGTTGGTGCTTCTGCTTCTGTTACGAATAATGCTATTACCACTTCGGATGCTGCTCCTTCTTCTCCTTCTGTGGGGGATATTTGGTTTGAGTCTGATACTGGCGATTTGTTTACTTATTATGATGGTGTTTGGGTTGAGGTGGGGCAGGCGACTGATACTGCGAATCTTGGTTTGTCGGATGCTGATGGCGACACGTTGATTCAGGTCGAGGAGTCTGCTGATGAGGATACGATAAGGTTTGATACTGCTGGCACGGAGCGGATGGTTATTAAATCCGACGGCAAAGTCGGTATCGGTACTGCTTCGCCGTTGGAGCAAGTTGAAATAGCAGGCGTTAACGACCGGACAGCGTTGCGTTTATCTGGTGCTGGCGGCAGCAGTCTCGTGACCGGCAAAGTGTACTTGGGTATGCATCAATGGGCATCGGGTGCAAATCCGTCTGTCCGAATCGGCGCAGAGGAAATATCCGCTAGTAACTATGATGCTAACCTTGTGTTTCAGACGAGAGACTCTGGCTCAGATGTGCTTCCAACCACCCGCATGACGATTGACCACGAAGGCAATGTCGGTATCGGTACTGGTTCGCCTTTGGCACCCTTGGATGTTCGCAGCACCGCCGCCTACGAATCCTCTGGAGTGGGGAATGCTTCTGCCTACTTCAAGGGCGGCGGCGACTACGGGGTATCGCTGACCCTTGATTCTGACGGTACATCCGACGATGTTGCCCGAACTCGTTACCTGAATGCTGGGACAAACAAGTGGCAGGTCAACGTTGGCGATGACATACAATGGAACTCTGCTACATGGACACAACGGATGCTTCTTTCTGCGGCGGGTGACCTTACTGTCGGAGGGCGTGTAACTACTACCTCCCAACCGTCGTTTAATGCGTATGTGTCGGGGGGCGCATGGACAATCAGTGCGACGAACGGGGTGGTGGCGTTCAACTCAATAAGACACAACGTCGGTAGCCATTTTAGCACTTCCACTTATAGGTTCACCGCCCCAGTCGCAGGGAACTACTTTTTTTCATATCATTTCTTCATGTATACAAGTTACGACAATGACACGAACACTTATTACGGTTTTCACAAGAATGGGGTTTCTCACTTGACGACAAATCACGGTGTAGAGGGGCAGGATGGCGGCCAAGCGATGTCGGCGGTTATTTCGCTTGCTGCCAACGATTATGTCACTGTACAAAAGGTTGGCGGTGGCACAATATCTTCTTATGGCGGTCAATACAATAGTTTCACAGGACACCTTTTAGGCTAGGAGCCAATAATGAATACTTTTACAATAGAACTAACAGACGCAGAACTAAAAGCACTCGCTTATGTCGCTCTTGATCCTGAAGAATGGATCAACAATGCGGTATCGGAGC